CCACAATCCCTTAACTACCCCGCCTAGATTCGAACTAGGAAAAAGAGATCCAAAGTCTCCTGTGATACCGTTTCACCACGGGGTAACATCTCATCCTCTAGCTAACTTACGCGCTCGTCGCTTCTTTGAACCTAACTTTCTACGACGACCAAATTTACGGTGTGGTGTTTTTCTACTCATAGTTTATCCTATTGTGTTTGATACAAGGGCATACATTGCAATTCCACTTGCAGTGCCTACATTTAATGAACGAACAGATCCATACTGCTTAATATACAGTATGTCGTCGCAGATGTCAAGCATTTCCTGGGGCAGTCCAACCTGTTCTTGTCCAAAAACAAGAATATAATGAATAGTTGAATCCCACATATAAGAATTGATTGGACTTGCCCCAGGAATGTTATCAATACCAATGACTCTAACATCGGTATTAGTATCTCTAATAGACTTGATCTCATCATCAAGTTCAGATAGAGACTTGGTATGCTTGAAGTGAGTGTAATGATGCGTCCCAACAGTACCACGACGGTCGTACTGCTTTGCACCATATAGCACTACCTTCTTAGCAAGGAACGCATTCGCATTACGAATAACCGTAGCAATATTGAAGTCGTTATACAGATTGCTACAAACAACGGTAAAATTGTTCCGCTTTGCATCAAGGTCTGCGATGATCGCTTCATGCTTCCAGTAGTGGTAGTGGTCAATTACATTCCTGCTTTCCATACGCGCATTATACCATATATCTTTACTTTGTCAATCCCCTACGTTTCATTTCCGCGTTGATTTGCTCAAGATGTTTTTCTGACTCAATCATTTTCTTCTTGAACATTTTACGATCTTTATACATCTTATCCATAAGTTCAGGAAGGAATCCACGAACATCTTTACGATAGGTAGTCCCATTCGCAGCAGTAGATAGATTCTTTTTCTTATTGTGTTCAAGTTGCGTCATAGACACAACTCCTGCTTTCAAAATTCCTTCTGGTGAAACAACACCACGAAGACCATCTTCTGTCAATGTCTCGGGTGAGATATTGTATTGCATGATAAGATGTGGGTATAGAGAATTCAAGTCAAAACTCATCACCCAGTTGTATTTTCCTGGAACTGGTTCCTTGACATAAGCACCAGCATATTGTTCATCCTTTCTACCTTTGCGCTTAGGAGGAATCACAATACCACGATCATCAAGATACTTGTAGATAATAACATCCCATGTTCGTACCTGTGAGAATACATCACTGAAGTTTACTCCTGCTGAATATGCAAGAGCAATTGCCAGTTCAATTAGTTTAAGTTTCTCTTCCAGTTTCTGTACAAGTTCAACATCTCGAATGTTATACTCAACAAACTTCTGAAAATCTTTGCGATAGAACTCAGTGATGTTATCATATTCAGAATAAGAAAGTTTACGCTCACCAAGTTCAACATATGCAATATGATTTAACGCATATGATTCTTGATTGACATATGTAAATGTCTGATAAACCTCGTAGTAGTCGAGCATTGCTATGCCGACTAGATCATAACAAATTTCTTCCTTGCCCGTGTGTCGAGTGATATAGCGATCCTTGATCTTGTTCCACGGAGATAACTTCTTGGCAAACTTAAATCCAAATAGTTTCTTGATTCGATTGATAAGATACGGAAAGTCAAAGAACCGAATGTTCCACCCAGAGACAACATCGGGATAATTTGCTGCAAAGTATTCCACAAATGTCTTGAGGAGTTCTTCTTCATCAGTGAACTCAAATACTCGCACATCCTGGTTTGTCTTAAACTTACCAAGACAGAATGTTGCTTTTCCAGTGCGTGTAGAAGAAACAGTTATGACATTGATCTTTTCCTCTGGGTTCTCAATTTGAGGCCATCCTGCTTCGGATTGTGTCTCAATGTCGATGTACATGATATCGATCTTCGAGAAGTCATAGGAAAGATCACTGCCATATTTTTGATGAATGAATTGATATTCTGATTGAATATCGCCATGAATATCAAAGTTCTTGACATCAGAATAACTCTTTATGAATTCCTTGTAGGAATCATAAGAGTCAAATTTCATCTCTGCAAGATATTCACCAGTGATTGATTTATAATCTGTCTTTGTTTTTGATGGCAAATATACAGATGGTGTAAATTCTTGTGACAGATATTTTCGTGACCCATCTGGTTGAATTTCAGTATAAAGCATAGACTGAAAATCATAAAAAACATTTGTGTAAAATTTCATTGTTCATTTTCCAGACAACAGTTATCATAGCACGGGGGTTCTATTATAACAGGAGGATCGACCTTTGTAAAGTCATTTGCTTTTATAAAACTTTGATGGTCATCAAACTTTTCACCATTTTTATATTGCCCACGAAGATAATCTCGTTCTCCTTTATTCCCATTTGTAGCGAGAGTTGAATTATAAACTTTTCTTGACTCAGACCATTCGGTAAACTTTTTATTGAGTTCAGGATTATCTTTTAGTTCTTGAATTTCTGGTTGCCATTGTTCCAGATATCCTCTTTCAAATGGAAAGAATGTACAGATTGGTTCACCTTCATCAAATATAATTGGATAATTTTCTTCAGTTATTTTCCAATTCATAGTAAATGTAAATGGCAACCAATCGGTTTCAACAACACCTTCAAGTGGACTTATTCCTCTTTTTGGATTGTTTGCTGGACCTTTCACATATAAATTATGCTTTGATTCTGTCTGTATCAGAAATCCAAGATTAAATGTAACAACACCAGATCCAAAGTGTGATTGTACAATTAATTTACTCTTCTGATTAGTGACATGAACTTGTACATCTTTTACTTCTCTACCACCATTCCACATGACAACAAATTTGTATGGATTAATCACTGTCCATCCAAATCCATTTGCTACGGTTAAGGGAAGACAACGATAAGCAAAAGCATTATGCGTATCATCCATCCACTTGCGTTTCTTATTTGGTACTTCAATATCAAGTGAATTTGATATATTATATTTTGTAATTTTCATTTTGATTTAAGATAAGCAGCAAGCAAAACAGAATAATTAATCATATCAATCAATGTGTCGTAAACACTTTCATCTTCAACAACTAGTTTTCCTTTTGCAGAGAAAGAAGAAAGACGAGACATTTTATCTGTCATTCGTACAAGAAATGCTTGCTCTGTTGTACATATACCAAGTGCTTCTGCTCTTTTAAAATTTGCAAATGGATTTACACCATCACTTCCAGAATAGTCTGCATTTTTCTTTTTCATCAAATCAAGAGCATATCTAGACATGTCTTCATGCATTTTAAAAAGTTCTTCACGGGTCATTTTATTCTCCAAATATTGTTTCAAGTGTAGCAGGTTTTTGAGAAAGATCAAATCCTTTTTTAGAAAAACACCAAATGTTTTCAATATATGTTGTAGACAAGTGCTTCTTTAGATCGTCTGATTTGATGTTTTTTGGTCGTTGCATAATTCTCATTCCAACCTGACCGTCAAACTTACCACCAAGATCCTTAATTAAATCTACCATTTGATCGCATGTTTTATATCTTTTTCGATTAACACTAGGATCCATGATGTTTATCATCATGATTCCATTATCTGAAAGTGATTCAAAGCAAGCAGTCATTACTGGTTTGTAAAATTTATCCCACCAATTATCATATTGTGAATATCTAAACCACGACTGCTTCCAATCATCTCCACCTTCATCATATAGTTCTGTTGCAAAGTAAGGAGGAGAAGTAAAAATACAATCATAACGATTTTGTTTTATAATGTGAAGTATATCTTCAGCAGGAGCATTATATGCAACTACTTCTTTGCCAGATGCACCAATGCATCTAAATGCATCAAAGATATTATCTTTAACTTTTATCTGAAATTCTTTAATCAGTGGTTTTTCTCCACTAATCAACATCTCGTATGCAATACATTGTTCTTTATAAACTCTAAACACATTAGCATTTGGATCTGTTCCCATATAACTCATAGCAGAAGATGCGTAGAATCCTGCAAGTCTATCTCCCCATCCCATGCTAAAATCTAATATTGTTTTTGCAGTTGATTGTGTTTTATTCATAACATAATCAAAAACTGTTTTTGCTACATGTGGTTTAAATTGTGTAGCAACATAAGCACCCAGTCTAAAAGATGAATGAATTTTGTCATGATTGATTCCTCGGTCTTCCATTCTCCAAAATGTCCAGTTCATTCTTTGCAATAGATCAGGCGAGTACCAATATTCATTTGGTGAAACAAATCCATGTGATCCACAATCATAACGATTTCTTTGCTGAAAATAGTTACTAATATCATTGTGATAATGTCCATGTGTAATTACAAAATTACCACAAGTAGAAAATGGATATTTGTAATCGTTATATTTTTCAGTGACAACACCAGGATCTGTCATGATAAATTCAGTATATGGAGTGCAACGAAGTTCTCTGAACTTCTTTTCAACATCTTTTTGTTTTATCTCTGGAAATGGAAATAAAACAGATTCGCGTGAAATATATTCCGCTAATCCATCTTTGATTTCTTGTTTTGTATATTTTTCATTTAGGTCGTTCCAATTTTTACCACCAATAATAGGAACACCATTCTTGTCTGCAAACTTTTTAAGGAAGTTTATAACCTCTTCAATTTTATTGTTCATTATACACCTGTGGAACCAAATCCACCAGTTCTGTCACCTTTTTGCTCGGGTCTTTCATATATGTATTCAAGTATTGGTCGTTGATTATAAATCATTTCTGCCTGAGCAATTCGTTCACCATTATAGATTCTGAGTCTTTCCTGTGAATTATTGTAGACTGGAATGAATATTTCTTCAACATAATCAGCATCAATTATACCAACACAATTAATGAGATTCAATCCTTTTTTGCTAGAAAGACCAGATCTTGGATAAACTCTTACAGAATGATTTTGAGGAATATCAAGTATCAAACCAGTAGGAATCAGCACTCTCCACTCAGCAGGAATATCAATGTAATTTTTATTTTCGTGATCCTGTGCTGCTATAATTTCATAAAGACCGTTGTTTTTGGAATATGCTTTGATAATTTTCTGGTAAGAAATATAAGCACATAAATCAAAACACGCTGCTTGAGATGTTCCATATTCTGGATATGTTGCATCCTCATAAAGTTTGTATATTTTAAGATTCATAAAAATTATACCTTAATAACTTGAACTCTAGATGCTCTGTTAAAATTAACTACAGGTGCAGCTGTTCCAGTATTGTTTACTGTGGCAGTATTCAAAATAGCAGAAGGAATTGTTCCATGATTTTTTGCTCTAATTGAAAAAGATTGTCCTGATGTTAGAGATATAAGTGCAGTGGCAGTTTGTGTTCCAGCAATAGACCCCGCAGCGGTTGCTATTAGAGGAGGAAGAAGTATAGTAGAAAACCCATACACATTATCAGCAGCAACAGAACTACTAAAAGATTTCTGAATCCAAGAAGAACGAACTATATTTCTACTATTATAAGATTGACTGGCAGTAGCAAATTGTTGCCAAGTTATCTGATAAGAAACCAATAAGTATATTGTACCAGATCCACTATACTGAAAAGTATTGTTGGTGTTAAATGCTAATCCACTAATTCCAGTAGAAGGACTTGCAAATTCTTGTGTTTGAAATAAAACTGAAGCTTCTGTGTTGGCAGCAATCGTTTGCACTGCTGTGTTATAATAAGAAACAACTTCTGTCGAAGAAGATGATGGAACATATGTTGAAATATAATCCCTGACTGCTTTCTGAGTTGGAATTTTCACATCACTTATTCCAAGATTTGAATTTGAATCTAATTCTGCTCCAAATGTTATTGCACTGCCTGTATTGTCACCGATATACAAAACATATCCACTGTTTGAAGTATTTAAATTTACGCCTAACTCACCAGCAGTTAATCCAGTTTGTACTAAATTTACATCATCAAAAGAATAACTAGGAGGTTTTCCATTTCCTCTTTTTATTTTTATAATAGGATTTGCCATTACTGTACTTCTCCTAACTTTATCATCTCTATTCTAACACCATAACCATCTGATACAACAGGGTCTATAACATTATCTAAAAGATTACCCATAAATAAAGTCGAATCATTTGATCTCACTTGATATATTAATTGTATTTCCCATTTTGCTGTACTTGTATATTTTGGTAAGACAATAGTAGCATTTCCATTGATTAGTGTCGGCAATCCCTGAAGTCCTCCAACATTTTCATTTCCTATTGCTGGCAAAACAGTCTGAATTCCATAATAGTTAGCAGTTGAATTACTTTTATTGATCAATCTCAAACCAACCAATCTAAATGTTCCTAAATTTGTTCCTTCTGCTGCAATAACACTTGTATCTACAGAAGACAAATAAACACTATAATTCACATTTAAAGTCATTGAGGTTTTTGTCGTTTGAAAAAAACCACTAGACACAGGATCATTTGGATCTTCAATTTGAATTCCCATATTAGCAGTTTGAGTTATTATTGGAGTATTGTATAATTCAAACTGATTTGTAGGAGTAATTGCAACATTTGATATTAATTGCTGACCAGTAAATCTTGCCAAAAGAGTTTCTTTTGGTGGCGCAACTGGTGGTGGATTATTTATTAAAGTATTGTCAATATATGTTTTAATTGCATTCTGGGTGGAAATAACATCATGACTTGCGTTACTTCCACCCAAAGTTACATCAGAACTTACTTGAGCGGATATGGGAATAGAAACTGAAGAATTATTACCAACATATAATTTCTTGATACCTAAATCTACTGCCAATTCACCAGGGGTCAAACCAGTGGGAAATGTATTTACATTTCTTTTTATTTTCAATATAGGATTCATAATATAAAGTATTTATACTAGTATGTACCACAGTCTATAATTGTTCCAGTGGATAGAGTTTTATTCCATAATACTTGCTGTGGAGACTCTTGACCACTGGAAGAAAGATCCACACCATCAGTTGTTGCATATCTACCAACATCAACCAATTGTGTTTTTGAATTATCTCCAAGATTTCTCATATTTACAACTCGTTGCGGAGCACCATCAGTTCTTCTCCAAGTAAATTGCAAATTATGAGAAGCAGATGCTGTATCACTTGTTGTTCTTGGAGAACCACCAACACCAAAAGTCACACCGTGTAAAAATTCTACTGTACCAGCAGCGGTTTTTACAATAGAATTTGCACCCAAGATCAATTGAGAAAGATTATCCAAAACAAATGTTGATTGCTGCGCACTAGTAGTTGGAGCAGTAAGTGTTAAATGTCCAGCAGCATTTATAGAAGTTACAGGAGTAGTAGAAGATCTTCCCTTTAGATATATTCTCCCGTTATTATCAGCAGTAACACCAACATTATTGAGATCTCCTGCATATATGCTAAGAGGAGTACCACTAACGCTTTCGGCGTTATTAGCATCTGGTGTAATAGTAGCATCTGCAATTAATCTAAATACACCTTCACTGCGATCTATACCAACAAATGTATTTTTATTAGTTGTAATCGTAGAATTTGCACCATCTTTAACAGAAAGTGCAGGAGTTGCCATATTTGTATAGAATATGATTCCACGATCACTTTCTCTGTGTCCTTGGGTTTCAGTTCCGTTTAATGCTGCTCCACCAGAAATTCCACCGATCTTAATTAAATTGTCTTCAATTGCAAAATTATTTACATTGAAATATGCTTCTGATCCATGTACATATATGTTTCCCTGTGGACTTGGACTACCAGCAACATCACCTGTAACTGTTAAATTACCAACAAGATATCCATTAAATGGTTGTCCACCATTACCACCAGGATTTGTGTATAGACATCCAGTTTTAGCATCAATAATATTTCCAGCCAACCAAATGTCTTCAGTGACATACATCGAGTCTTTTGCAACAAAATTACCATTTACAACAGTTGTTGGTTTGTTAGCTGATGCGCTTACAACATATTGTCCGATTGCATTGTATTCTCCACTTCCATCAATCTCTACAGCACAAGAAGGAAGTTTAGGGGGGAATCCAACACATCCAGGAGCTGGGCAATCGTCTACGTTTGTATTAGGATTGCCGACCCATGTAATATCGATATATGCACCCATATTTTCTGGATTAGGCCATCCCAGAAGTCTAATTTCTGCTTGTGCTCTGTCAATTTCAGCAATTGTAGTGCCATTTGAACGGACCAACTCACCTTCTCTTGAGATAAGAATAAGAATTTTTCCTGGAGTAGATTTAGTTGGATCTGGTGGAGTGGGATACTCTAAACTTGCAACATACGTCTGATAAAACGGCGATCCCGAATCATATGACATTGCAGCAGTAAGACCACCCTCAATTGAATCTGTCTTTAGATAATTAAACTGAGTTGGAAGAAGATAATCATCTTTTGGGAGTAGGGTAGCTGGATTGCCAAGTGTGTCTCTTGTTCTTGGTAATCCTAAAACAGCATATGCTGTGGCATCATCAGGATCAACGATATGTGGTGCATCGCCTGCTGCTTGGAACTGATTTGCTGGAAGATATACCTTGCTGGAAAGACCAACAAAAAGTTGACCATCCTTCGTTCCTGGTGGATTCTCAGAGCCGATATTGGCGGTAGTCTGTCTTGTGATTAAACCATTTCTTCCTATGAATTCAATAGCACCAGTTACACCAACAGTTCCATCGTATTGACCATCATCAGTATTTAAATCTTGATCTCTACTATAATCCGCCTTTAGATATGTCACAGAACCAGTGGAACTACCACCAGAAGCATTAACTACAATCCTATTACCATTTCTTGCAAGAGTAATATTTGCTCCTGCTTGAAGTTCGGCATTTCCAGAAAGTCCACCCGTTCCGACTGGATTTCCATTTTCATCTAGTGCAGTGAGTGTATTTAATCCACTGTTCCAGATCATTATACCATCTTGAACACCAAATGTACCAGCAGAAATACCAATACCTCTACCAGCATACATTCTTAGTGTTTCTTGATAACTGTCAGCATTTACAAGTTGAAATGCTCCAGGTCCAGTATAACCACCATCATAGATACCACCATTAACATTAAATTCACTTGCTCTAGTTGCTGCAATTGTTCTATAGTATGGAGCAGTGTTATCAATTTGTATTGATCTGTCAGCATTAGCACTCCATGAAAGTGCAACACCTTGACCTCCTCGAAGTTTTGCTTCACCAGAAGCACCAGTTCCGCCGACAATTCCTATTGAACGAACACCAGTGTTGAATGCAAACAGGGTTCCTCTACCAGTACCATTATCCACATATGCAAAACAAATTCCAGCATAACTTGGATTAAAGTTTGCAGAAGTAATTCCAACATAAGCAATATCTTCTACCGCTTCAGTAAATCCTGTGGGAAGAATAGTTGAAAAATTTACAGGAACATTTGTAGCTGCTGTGACGTGCCCGAATTTATTTACAGTAATTTGGGGAGTAGTATATTCATTGGCAACGATTCCACCAAATGTACCAACTGCATTGGTTCCCTCATCTGCGTGTGCAATTATAAAACTACCTAACGGAGTGGTAGGCGAAGTAATTATAGGAGTTTGCGGAACTATATTTGCTTGAACAGCAAGACCAATAGCAGCAGTAGATCCACTAAGAGATGTTATGACATCATAATTTTTAATATCACCAGTACGACCATTGATGCCAGTAACACCAATATTAGTAAATCTAATTTCTCTCTTAGCTGTGTTTTCACCGAAAAGTTGAATACCACTTCCAGCAACGAAAGTTAACAAGTCTTTGGCAGTTTGTGGTTCAATACGATTATTACCAACAATATTTCCAGATAAATTTGTAGCAGTAAATCCTTTTAATACACCAGTATTGATAAATGTAAGGCCTTGCCGTGGATCTGTTGGATCTGCAATTTGAAATGTAATACCCTCACCAGCATAGAAAGTAAATCCAGCAGATGTGTTTGCTTTAACGGTGGTTACATAATCTTTTACTGCTTTTGTAGTTGGAACAGTATTTGATGCGTATCCAAGATAATCTCCATCATTTGCTCCAGGACCACCAAATGTATTATCATTTGAAATTTGCATTCCAACAGGAATGACATTCATATGACTATCTGAAATCAGAACCTGATCTAAAATAGCGGCGGCAGCACCACAATACCCACCAGTAATACCAATGTATAGGACATTATTTACCTTATCATATGCAAATTCTCCAGAAGTGATACCCGTTGTACCATTCCAGAGTGGTGGTTGATTTTCTCCGCGCTTAATTTTAATAATTGGGTTTGTTGGCATTAATAATCTCCTGCATCTACTGCTACACTGACTACTGTTTCTAGTTCTGAATCTAATGTGTATCCTGAGAAGGTGGTCTTGGTTACGACTTCTCCATCGACCAGAAGACTACCTTTTATATTTAGGTTTCCTGTTAATTGAATAATATCACCAACAGATCCCATTGTAATTCCATTTGCAAATCTTAATATCGGAGTTTGTATTATATTTTGAACAATCACAATGGGGGTCAATCCGATCTGCACATCTCCAGTAGATCCAGTGATTTGAATTTGATCTGCGGTTCCAACTAAAGATCCAAGTCCTAAACTTCTCCAATCAACTCCGTTGTAGTAATAAAGTTTATCATCCGCGTCATTATATACTAATCCACCTTGATTTGTTTTAGAATTATTGACATCGACGTAAACATAAAACGAACCAGCTTGACAAATTACTATATCGTTGTTCTGGACACCAGTAATTGTTCCAAAAGAAGTATGTAATGACGCTGTATTTCTTAAAATGTATTTAAAGTTATCTGCAAGTGTTGGAACAAAACTGCTATCGTTCTGTATACCAGCAATCCTATAATCAATGTTAGAAGTGTCCATCAAATAGAAAAACGCTGTATTTGAAACATTTGCAGCACGATTTTTCTGGGCAATATTTGATATTAGTTCAATAGGCATTATGTCACCGTGATACTGACTGTTCCCAAATTACCCTGCTCGCTTCTGTAAATTATATAATTTTCAGTAAATCCTTTTGTATTAGTGTATGAAAACTCACCCACACCATTGATTATTTGCTGAACAAATCCACCTTCCAGATTGGTTGCATTATCTCTAAATGTTGCAGATCCTAACCTTGCTGGATATGCAAAATAAAGATAAAATGGATTTGGATCTCCAAACGGTATAGTTGTATTTATGGTATATGATTTTGTTACACTGGCAACAGGAACAAACGACGCAAAATCCAATCCCGTTACTGTAATTGATTGACTAGTCCCATAAAATATACTGTTATAATAATATGCGTCAAATAATTTAGATTTATAACTTAAAGTGCCATCATTATTCTGTCCAGTAGCGCCAAGTCTAAATCTAAAATAATCATTAACACCATTAAATCCTCTATATGCTAAAAAATCCCCAGAGACAAAATTATGTGTTACTAATCCTGGACTAGTCACAGTTATTGGAAACACAGCACCAGTGGATGGAGAAAGCAAATCAATCATCACATCGATAGGAGATTGGTTATATGTCATTTGTGCTTGGAATGGATTTAAATCTAATTGTGTTCCCAGTTGTCCAACTAATTGTAAATTTAATCCAGGTATTGTAAATGTATTAATATCAAATTGAAATTCCGCTTGACGAAACACATCATAGTTTTTGATAAAGTCAAACTGAATACTTCCATCTCCCTGTAGGAATGCAACCCTGCGAGCAGTTCCTGTATCTGCACTAAATGAACTGGGAGCAGTATGTGATATTGGAGTACCAATTGGACCAATATTTGGTTCGTCTAGTCGTAGAGATACTTCGACTAATCCAGTTGGACCTGATACAGTGACACCAGCACCACCAGTTATTCCAGAGACATAATCACCAGATATTCCTGCAAACACTCCACCAGCACCACAAACTCCTGCTGCTAACCAAGCATAACCATTCCATCTCCAACGAATACCATTGAAGACATAATATTGGTTTAATGCAGGATTGCTCGGAAAGTTAAGTGGCATGTCATGTGATTTCTAGAACTGAAACAATAATATCAACAGGTGCGGTATATCCAGCAGTTGCTCTTAATGTATGTATCAAGGATTTTCTAGTAAAAATGTGTCTATTTCTTCGTGAGTGGTGAAACTCAGCAAATTATTTCTTTTATTTCTATATAAAAATATTGCCTGTTGTACAAACTCAAAATTAGAACTCTGCCCTTCAAATTCCTTTACCAATTCTTTCTGAACTGTCTCATATGATTTTTGATCAAGTTCACCCAGTAAAGTATTTTTTCTTTCATCTACAGTTAGATTAATAACGGACCATATTATTTCCACTGGAGTCTTTGTCAAATCGAATGAATGAAATCCCCGTATTTGTCTTGTTGGGATCAATGATGGTTCAATTTCTATTGCTTCTCTCCAATCACCAACTGCATTTTCTGGCAGATAATGCAAGCACTGAATTACTTCGTTGTTTTCAACTTTAACATATTTTGCCATGTTCTTCTCCAAGTATTTTTATTTAAATTTTTTATCTTTTCTTCTATCTGATTCAACACACATTTCAAATCATCCACTTTCTTTTGCTTGAATAATGTCACAGACTCGTAATACGGACTATTATCATTCTGAGATAACCAAGTATAATTACAAAGAAGAGGAGTTATTGCCCATGTTTGTATGCCCATAGCTCCAGATAAATGTGATACATTTGAATTGGTAGATATAATCATATCACACGACTCTATGTTTTTCATCATATCTATCCAACTATTTATTTCTGGTTTTTTGATAAATTTTGAATATTCAAGATCATTATCATGTAAACAAATAAAATCATAATCTGTATTTTTTAAATTATTTAAAAACCAATTAAAAAATAATTTATTATTTTCTTTATCATTGCAAAAATTATCATTCAAATATAATCCTATTTTTTTTCTTTTATTTATTTTATTTCTATTAGTCTTAATATAACTATTTTTCTTTATATCTTTAAACTCATATCCTAGCGGTAATAGAACAGACATAGATGGAATCCAGAAATCATGATAAATTCCGCTCACGGAAAAATGACTTACAATCATACTTACACCAGAACATAATTTTACTATGTCGAATATTTCTGGAGAGCACGCGACAATAATCTCACAGCCTCTTCTGATTATGTCTTCCACATATTTAAGTGCATGAATCTGATCTCCTATATCACCTTCTAGATAATATAAAATTTTACCTTTACTTTTTCCATCCCATATCTCTGTTGGGATATTTGGTTTTGGATTACCAAAACAATTATCATATCTTCCCATCGCAAGGCATCGCATACCTTCCTGTAATTTATTCTGTCTTATCAAATGCCAACCCATATTAAATGCTATCCTGTTGCATTTTGGATTTTCCAATCTTGCTTGCGTTAAAATATAAAAACTATCTTCTATTTTTCCCTCTTTCAACAGTTCCATCGATAAATCTAATTTTTTCTTTTCCATCTTTATCGTGGAATCTTTCCAGAATTTAGACTGATCAAACGAATCAAAATAATATCCTAGAACATCTTTGCTACTTATACTGTTTTGATATTCGAGTTTAGATGATATCTTATGGAGGTTTTTAATACCCCACGCTTTTTCATCATTCTCTGCTACAACATTCGTATCAATTTGTTGAAAGTCATATTCATACTTATCCAATCCCAAAAAATCATGTATTCTATTCATTTCTTTCTGTGGATTTGAAATAAGATCGTCATAGTCAATAAAAAGAATACTCTCTGGAAATTCTTTAAATCCAGCAGAAAGTAAAGTATACGATGACTTTAGGTGTTTAATTAAAGAAGAGTTTGATAAAAAATCATTCATATCATCTGGCTTTGCCACTCGAACAAATGATGCAGCACAATCAGTAGTGGATCTAACAGTTGCTATAATCTTAGGAGGTCTTCCTAAAATCTTACTCATAGTTTTTATTATTGCTGGATTCACCCATGCTCTACTTTTATCAATAATTATTGGCTTGGATATATGCTCATATTTACTTTCCATAACAGACTTCAACATTTGATAAACTTCACCTGTATCAGAGCCTTGAGCAATAGTGGAAGGAGAAGACTCCCATGTAGTGCAAACAGCACCCATGATCTCAACTAAACCACTTGTGCTTGTGGAATATACTTGCGGATGTTGATTCAATAATGAAGAAAGAACAGTTGATCCGCTGCGTGGCAAGCCACTTAAAAAATGCATAATCATAATAAGTTAAATACTAGTTCTTGCGAATGTGTGCTCCCTACCAGCACTAATGTGTCCCCAACTATAACTAGATCCTATTTGTGTTGGCGACGCAACATATGCCGAAGTGGTTCCATTACCAACTTGACCATTTGTATTTTTACCCCACGCCCATAAAGTACCATCACTTCTCAGTCCAATACTGTGATAATATCCAGCACTGACATTTGACCAATTTGTTGCAGACCCAATCTGGACGGGGGAATATCTGTATGTGCCAGTTCCATCTCCGAGTTGTGTGCTACTGTTTCTCCCCCATGCCCACAAAGTTCCATTTGTTTTGACTGCTAGCGTGTGATCTCTGCCACATGAAACTTTTGCCCAATTTGTATCAGTTCCAACCTGAGTGAATGTTGTTCTTAATGTAGTATCACCAAGTCCAAGTTGCCCAGATTGATTTCTTCCAGTTGCCCACAAAGTTCCATTTGTTTTTATTGCAAGCGTGGAAAAAGATTTAGAAGATACCTCTGCCCAATTAGTATCACTTCCAATTTGTGTTGGAGTATAATATTGATTATAAGTACCATTTCCAAATTGACCTAAACTTGCAATTCCAAATCCCCATAATGTTCCATTTGATTTTATTGCCATTGTATGTACAGCACCACAAGCAATTCTAGTCCAAGTCGTATCGGATCCAACTTGGACTGGTGATGTTCTCTGTGTGAGGTCACCAAGACCGAGTTGACCATATCCGTTGTATCCCCATGCCCAAAGTGATCCTGTTGTTTTCAGTGCAATTGTGTGTCTCTGACCATAAACTTTAGACCAATCTGTGCTAGATCCAACTTGGGTGGGTGATGTTCTATCTGTAGTATCCCCAACGCCAAGTTGACCATTTGAGTTTCTACCCCATGCCCATAGAGTTCCTGTTGTCTTTACTGCAAGTGTACTTAAAGCAATTGAACCAGCATATTCCCAATTTACATCAGATCCCAATTGTGTTGGTGATGTTCTCTGTGTGGTATCACCAAGACCCAATCGATACAATGTATTAAGTCCCCAACCATATAATTTTTTATTTACTACTGCTACTGCATTTCGCTTAATAAAGGAAAAAATACCAGCCTTGAAGCTTGGAATTATCATGCCGTTAGTCCTCCAGCAACATTGAATACATTGCTGCTGTAGGAAATGATACTTACCGCAGCATGTTGTCCTGCTGTTCTTAATTTACCTTCGAAACTATTGAGTGTTGTTCCAGACCCAGTGATGCCAATCGCAGCAGTTCCTGTTTGAATCAAAGTTGCATTAAATCCAACAGGAAGACCAGATGGAATGGTCAGAGTTGCCCCTGCACTGGTGTTCCAAACTATAATTTCCCCGTTATCTGCTGCCAGTAAAGTATATGCTGTTCCAGTCTGTGAATTGATTGCACCAGAGCCAACTCTAAATCCACTTTCAGCGTAAACATAAGAAGCTGTCGTAATACCACCAGATGCAGATATTCCAGAAGTTGATCTTATCAACCCACTGAATGTTGCTCCAGCTATTGGAACACCAAATATCGCACTGGTGGTAGATAACTGAAGCATATTAGTACCAGGAGTTTCACTTGTTCCACTGATACCATTGAAAAAGTTAAGTTGTCCTACATAATTTTCAATATAACTATTTGCTGTATTACTTGAACCTCTACCTAATTGTATTCCACCAATTCTTGCGTTAGATCCAGACGCTGCCTGTGCGATTCTAAGACCACAACCATCTGTTGTTGCGATCACATCAATTACATTAGTACCTGTAGATGCTGAAATACCAGCACTAAAATCCTGAAGTTGAGTAAATGTCTGAGTGGTATTAGTTTTGGCAACATTAGTAATTGCACCAGTTGATCCATTCACCGATACCACATAGGAACTTGCTGTATTCAGCAATGTTCCTGTGACTGCGGGAAGAGTATGCGTTGTGTTCGCAGCAACTGAGGCGTTTGCCCTGATGTCCGAGTTGTATTGGAAGTTGAGGGCATCTGTACCAACAATCCTAACAACTGCACTTTCTCCACCAACTCCAGCACCACTTCGTTGTACCGTGATTTGACCCGCAGTGGATGAGAATGTTGCTCCACGAATAGGAACATTGAAATTCACATCAATAGAGTTCAACGACATCAATTGAGGATCAGCACCACCAGTTCCGTTGATGAGATAGAAGGTTCCAGACGCAGCGTACAGGAGATAATTGGATGCAGTCGTGGTACTCCTACCAAGACGAATACCACCGATAGTTGCAGCACCACCACCTATATTCTGAGCCACTCGCAATCCGATGCCGTTTGTCGATGCAAGGATATCCACGCAATCAGTGGTAGATGATGATGAAATAGTAGTAAATGTAGCACCACCCGCCACAATGAGATTCGCAGCACTGATACCAGCACTCATCACCTGACGAACGGAGAATGTATTTCCTTCATTCGTCCGTGCTACATTGGTAATAGCACCTGTGGTTCCATTTATAGAAGTTACAACATTTTGTTGATCGTGAAGAGTAACGACACCCTCTACGGCATTTCCAATAAAGATCTTTTTATCGACAATATTAACTGCCATTTCTCCAAATGACAATCCAGAGGGGGCCAATCCTGGTGTAACAGAATTTTTGATCTTAATCTTTGCCATAGTATATGTCTATTTATCACACAAAAATACACATCAAGTGAATGTTCCACCGTCAACTGTTCCAATTGAAACAGTTCCAGAACTATTCGTAAATTCTCCAGTAGCAAAAGAGAATGTTCCCATATTTAAACCACTTGTAATTGTCGAGAAATTAACAGTCACTGCTGCGGATTCAGAACCAGAATTTGCGACAGAAAGACCCGTACTTGAAGTTGAAAGTGTTGCAACATAATTACCTGTTGTATCAGTTCCTAGTTCTACTGAATTTGGAGCAATGACAGCAGAAATATTAATATTTGCAGATCCGTCAAATGATGTTGCTGTCCCGTTGATATCACCAGTGATTCCTATTGTTCTGGCAGTTGCTAATGTTGATGCAGATCCAACAGAAAGTGTTGATTGAGCAACCCAAGTTGGTTGTGATGTTGTGCCATTTGCTTTAAGAATATAATTTGATGTTCCAAGATCAGAAGGAACAACAACTGTACCAGAATGATCAGGTAGCGTATAAGTTCTTTCAGATGCCAGTGTTGTTGGTGTAAGTACACCGTTCACTGCATTTGTTGAACTATAAAGTTTAGCAGAACTTGCTTGTATTGGAGAGAATGAAGTTACAGTTACAGATTCAGAAGAAACACTTGCATTTCCAGCAAAGATAAATTGAGAAGCACTTGCATCCCAACCGAAGAATCCAGTTTTTCCAGTAGAATCAAAATAAGTAAATGCTACACCACGATCTTTTCCACCATCAGATACAGAGATTGGTACACCACCAGAAAGACCCAAAGTAATAATTGGATCATCAACAGTCATCACATCACTGTTAACTGTTGTTGTAGATCCATTGACAGTGAGATTTCCAGTTACTGTAAGATTGGTTGTGACATTCAATGCACCAGGAACCGTTACAGTTGATGGAAGTGAAAGAGTAACAGAACCAGTTGAAGCACTTGCTGTAATTTGATTTGCAGTTCCAGTAATACCAGACACATATGCAGAATTAGTATTCAACAATGTTCCAGTTGTTGCTGGAAGTGTATGTGTTGTATTTGCTGTAGCAGCAGCATTTGCTCGTATATCTGAACTATATAAATTATCCGATATATCACTGCCAACAACTCTTACAATTGCACTGCTACCAGCAACACCTATACCTCGTTCAACAGTAATTAATCCAGAACTAAATGTTGCACCAGTTGATTGAATTCCAGCATTAAAAGTTTGAAGAGGAGTAAAAGTATTTGTAGTGCTAGTTCTTGCTACATTTGTAACTGCACCAGTTAAACCATTTATTGAGGTTACACCAGTATTATTAATTGTAATTATTTTATTTGCAGCACTTACAGAAATAGAATTTCCAGGTTGAATAGAAAGTGAACCAGTAAGTCCATTAAGAGAACTCACAAGACCAGCACCACCAGAAACAACACCATCAACATAAGATTTTACTGCACCTTGTGTTGGAAGTTTATTATTACTTGTTCCGAGTGCAGTATTGGTATCTACCTCTGCACCAACTCGTAGCGATGTCCCGTCATTCTTTGTGATATAAAAAGAATTAATACCATCAACAAACGCGGGTTCACCGAAAGTTAAACCAGTTGGTGCTGCGGATAAGGTAGATCGTTTGACTCTAATTGTTGCCATGTACTAAATCCTTTTTGGTGCTTTTTTTAACAGGAGTTGCTTTTGCAATCTCAAGTTCAGATTTTAATGATTGAATTTCTTGCATCAGTGTATTTCTCTGAATATTTAGATCATCAAATTTTGTTTTGAGAATATTATACTCTGCCAGAATGCTGTCCTTCACACTTGTCTCTCTTTTTAATTGATCAGTAAGTGTATTCACTTGTGTGGAAAGATCATTTCGTTCTGTCTGAGTCTGATTGATAACTGCATTCTTTTCAGTTTCAATTCTATTAATGACTGCATTCTTTTCTGAATGAACATGACTCATCTGAGACTGAAGAGTATTGATCTCAAAGTTTTTTTGTTCAATTGTATCTTTTAAACTGTCTATCTCGTCAGTATAATTATTTGCAAATTGCTCAAAATCTTTATACTTTTGAGTCTCGACTAGAAGTTTTGCTTCTAGCACCATATTCATTGAAAGTAGGTCTTTGCACTTTTTCTCAAGAAATGGTAATATCACTTTATCGTTATAATTCACTTCATCCATAATTCACCTCAATTAATTAATAAGATCCGCCGTCGATTACACCAGTGCTAGTAGCACTAAACAAATTATTTACTGTAACTTTTCTATTAGTTCCATTTGCTCCGTCATCAACAAACAAAATATCAGTTCCAATAATTGTTGTTGTTTCTGTTGCCCCATCTAAATCTATAGCAGCAAGTGATACTTTATTTGGTGTTGAAATTGTTGCAAGTTTACCATCTGAAATTGCTGCTGCTCCACTGATATCTGCATCAACAATTACCGCAGATCCGATTGCAGCAACACCAGATGAATTAATTGTTATATCACCAGAGACTTTACCAAAGACATAAGTTGGAACTCTACTAACATCTGTTTTTCTATTAGTTCCAACACCACCATCATCGATAATCAGCAAATCGCCATCTGCGATGGCAGCACCAATATCAGTTCCACCATCAATATTAAGAGCAGCAATTGATACTTTATCTGGTGTAGAAATCGTTGCAAGTTTAGTATCCACGATTCCTGCTGATGAATTAATATCAGCATTCACGATGGTATCATTTGCAATCATTGTTGATGTTACTGTTCCAGTATCACCAGTTGTGATGATTGTTCCAGTTACATCAGGGAGTGTATAAGTTCTATTACCAGAAAGAGAACCTAGAGTAAATTGTCCAGTATTTGTGCCGTTATAAAGATACACATCTTTGAATTGTGCATCACCTGCGTTGCCAGATGTTACAATATCACCCGAAATCGTTGCTACTGGAACGTAAGTAAATCTAGATGCGCTTGAATCAAATCCAAAGAAACCAGTTCTTCCAACTGATCCATCAAAGTATGTAAATGCTATACCACGGTCTTTTCCACCATCGGTTACGGTGATTGGTACACCACCAGATGTACCAAGAAGCATCATTGGATCATCTACAGTAGTAACATCGCTATTGACTGTAGTTGTTGTTCCATTGATTGTTAGATTTCCACCAACAGTAAGATTGTTTGTGATGGTAACATCATTTGGAAGACCTACTGTAATTGCACCAGTGCTTGCATTGACTTCAACTTCGTTTGAAGTTCCTGTCAAAGACAATACACCAGAGTTTGTAATGGTTATAGTATCAGTAGCAGCAGTTGTTGTGATGCTGATACCAGAACCAGTAGCAAAGGTAAGAATATCACTTGCAGCATCTGCGGTTAATCCAGGTTGTCCCGAGACAGCAATTTGATTGAACTGATTTGTTCCAGCACCAGCAACTGCTGAGTCAACATAAGATTTTACTGCACCTTGAGTTGGAACTTTATTATTACTGGTTCCAAGTGAAGTATTAGTATCGACCTCAGCACCAATACGAACAGGATTTCCATCACTGTTAGTTACATAAAAAGAAGTAATTCCCTGAACATATGTAAGTTCACCGAATGTCAACCCACTGGGAGGGGTTGATGTTGTTGTTCTTCTAACTTTAATAACTGCCATTTAGTATTCTCCACCGTCCAACTGGACATTTTGTATCATTTGATCGACACTGAGAGTGCCTAGAATATTTATATTACCTTGAACTTCTAAATTTCCAGTTATCGTGACATTATCTGTTAATCCAATTTGCAGTTCAGAAGTCCCACGGGTGGTTATTTCTACCTGGTTTGTTACTCCCTTTGCAGTAACCGCACCATAAACACCCTTAATTGAGGAAACATATGTTCCAGAAATTGTTCCAGTTGGTCCAGTTGGTCCTTGTATTCCCTGTGGTCCTGTTGGTCCAGTAGGACCAATTTGGGTATACATCACCTGAGTTGCGGTAACTATTACGGATGGAATTGCTGGTGCGGGGGGAACAGCAGGATCATTTTGAAGAATAATCCTAGTGTCATTCGTTTGCCAATACAATTCAATATAATCACCAGCATTTAATTTTAATACAAGATTAACAGCACCAATTGCATGACCTTCTTCACCACCATGACTCTCCACTACACTCCATTTGCTGTCACTGTCTGGTATATTAGAACCATTCTTCTTAAACCAAACATTTGCATCATGTATCTGAACGTGAGTGTTTGCAAATTGAACTGAAAATATAATGCTATAAACACCAGCATGTTGAAAATTTATACGACTGGCATTCGAAAGATAAACACCATTTGAATCTGGATCGGTATTCTCTAAAGTAATTGCATATCCAGTATTAGCAGCAGTAGCAGATTGATCCAGATTTGACCAAAACGAACCCCAATAACCAAGAACTCCACCAGAACCAGTTGGTCCCTGTGGACCAGTAGGACCAGTTGCACCAGTAGGACCAGGAACAATAGAGTCCGCACCAGTAGGACCAGTGGGACCAGTAGGACCAATCGATCCAGTTGCACCAGTAGGACCAGGAACAATAGAGTCCGCACCAGTAGGACCAGTGGGACCAGTAGGACCAATCGATCCAGTTGCACCAGTAGGACCAGTAGGACCAATCGATCCAGTTGCACCAGTAGTTCCTCTATCTCCCTTTGGTCCCTGTATTCCCTGCATACCAATAGGAGTTGCAACAAGAACAGTTGTTGCATTTTGCTCGTATGGAACTAAAATATTTGTAGTAGGATAAATTGATATTTCTGGTGATTTAACATTAGAAACAACAATCGTATTTTGTTCTGTATTGTTTGATAAAAGTCTAGGCGAGGTATCGCCTTGTGTTACAATATTTGAAACATTTATTTGTGCACTTGATACATTATCTTGTTTGAATGTAGTAATAACCAGTATTACTTGATCATTCGAAATTGACATTTATATCCTTGTTATTTCTCTAGAAACCTCAAAAGAACCTTCAGTAAGTCTTACAGTTTCGTTAGATGGATTAGTCAACTCAAAATCATAAAAGTGTTTGCCATATGGAATTCTAGACATTGTTGTTTTGTCAACACGAATTAGAATGCCACCAGTAACCCCAGATTCACCATTCAATCCAGTATTGAAACTTATACCACCAACTCCTGCAACTCCACTAGATCCAATATTAAAATCACCAGTAACACCTCCACCAGTAACACCATTTGTTGTTATATACAACAATGCTTTGTCATCTCGAATGGATCTTCTGACTTGAATCTCTCCAGTGTAATTCGAAAGATTAATACCAGTACCACCAGCAAATTTATATTGCATGTGTAGTTTAAATGTGGTTCCTTGTTCTGCGTAAATATCGTATCTTGATGCTGGCATGTTCTCTCCTTGATATTATTTATTCGAAGGTTCCACCATCTATAAATCCAAAATAAAATCCATTTACTGTTAAATTTCCTGTTATAGAAACATCATCTGGCAATCCAATAATAATATTTGGACACGAATTAATTACTTCTATTTCTCCTGTAGTTCCAGTGATACCCACAGCACCAGTACACCCATTTAAGGTATTAATATTGTCACGAAGAATTTGTGATTTAACATTATTCTCAGAAGAACTATATTGGTTTCCAGACGAATCAAAGAATGCAAATTTATATGGTGATATATCACCTGGAATGTTTGTAGGTGGTGATAAAGTCACTGTCGAAAGAAGATCACCAACAGTAATAAGTTCCATCTTATCAGATGGTTTTCTTTGCAAAAGTATTTTATCACTAGTAGAAGCAGTTGTTATAGTACCAAAAGTTAATCCAGTAATACCAGGTGATGAGTAATTTAACTCAACCGAAAATGTATTACCAACAGCACCACCAACAAAAATACCACTCAATCCTCTGCCATATGTTCCATGAACCCATCCCTGTTCAGAACTTTCTAGTGTTTCTGGATCATAAATTTCACGCCATACGGGAAAGTGCTTAATCCAACGATGGGATTGTGGAATAGATTCTGGAAAAACACCAAAATATGTAACATTATTCCACGCGGGTGTTGGTGAAGGATCAACATAAGTCCAGGTATTTAACCTGATTTCCATAGCAGGGATGCGAGTTTTAACAAAGAATGGATCAGATCCAATACTAGTTGTACTCTGACTGATAAACAGCACATTATCAACTGCGGCATTTTCTGAAGATTTTACTTTTTCTAATGGAATATAATTTGGAATATTTTTTCCAAATGCATCACCACCAAAAACTTGAATAATTCCATTAGTTGGATCTGATTTGACTATTTTACCTATTTTGTGTTTATATTCTGTAATACCTACTGGTTCTATTACAGTTAACCCATATGTCACACCAAGTATTTGCGATTGTGGTGCAACCCAAAGATCTGCATTAACTGCAAAATTAGAAGTATTAATGCCAGTTAATAAACCGCTAGTTATTGCATAACCTAGCTGATTGTTATTTATTGTTCCAGCAATTAATCCAATTGCAGGAACCTTATAGTAAGTATCACAATACGATACATCAACATCAACATGCGTTGATGCAGGAATATCATCAACAATATAAACTGGAGTTCCTTTTACTAATTGACCACCAGATGCATTTCTTACTTGAATTTCTGTCCCACCTAAACGAAGATTTCCTTCGTGATGTGGAGCAGTTACAACCCCAGAAGGAACATTTAAATTTCCATATGGAAGATCCAATGTTCCATACAACTCCATATCAGTTCCATAATATTGAGTTGATGCTATTTCATTTGCTGTTATTGCATCTACTTGAAAAAGAGATGGAATGTATAAAGTAACACCAGAACCTTCAGTACTTACACCAATTTGATTTGGAGTTCCAAATATTTCAGTATAACCAGCGGGTCCAGCAGGTCCAGTTGGTCCAGTACTACCAGTTGGTCCAACTGGACCTATAATTTCAGATGCGTTTGAAAATGCTACCCATTGACCAGTCTGACCCAGTGGATCATAATCATTAACAAAAGTATAAAGCAATCCAGTCGCACTGTCTACCCATCTATGCCCTGGGTTTGGACTACTAGGAGCAGTTAATCCAAAAGTAAACTCAGAATCACCAGTATTCTGGCATACAATTTTCCAACCATATCCTTTATAGATCCATATTCTAGAATCATATTCGTAAATGTCACCAATACATTCAGTTACTGGAAAATTAATACCAGTTTCGCCACCGATAGAAGGACAACCCATTCCTATTTCTATCCAGTGACTTGTATTATCAAAATCTTTTATGTAAGTGTATTCTACAGCATCATTGATATGAAACCACTTATCTCCACTGTTTGGTCCAGATGGAGCAGTATTTCCTATAGTATAGTTAACATTTCCCGTTAATGTGACATTGACGGATCCAGATGCGCCTAGAAAGCGCCATCCATATCCGTCATAAGTCCATACTCTATTTTCTGCCGAATAAGTATCACCTGGTAATGGTTGGGGGGAAACAGGAAATCCCATTAACTCTCATTTCCTAATAAAGAGAAAAGTTAGCGACTAGCTTTCTTTTTCTCCTTATATTTAGGAAATTTAATTGTGGTGGTTTTTACTTTTTCTTGCTGTAGTTTATTAATTTGCTGTTGAACTTGCTGTTGTTGCTTTGCAATTTCAGCAAGAACATTTTTATATTGATTAAAGTTTTGCTGAACTCTTTCAACCTCAGACTTGGGAATCTTTCCTTCCTCAAGCAGTTTCTTACACGCAAGATAACCGATCTCTGGTTTGGCAGCATAAAATGCTGTTGCTCCGAGTTCATCCAGGATTGCATAATCATAGATTGCATTTGCGACAAACAGAATATCATCCTTGGGAAGTGGAATCTCTGCTGCTGCTCTTGCAAACACAAATGCTGCTGCTGGTTGATTGAATTTTGTTCTTAGTACCTGTGCAATATGATATAGGGGTTCTGCTCTTACTGGTCTTGAATTATATGCATCCAAGAATGATGCTTGAATTTCAGGCCATGGTCTGTCTAGCATTGCTCTACAAATTGCAACACGATAGAGAGAGTAGTAAACCTCTTCGCCCCATCCACCCATGTGTGCTCTTTTAATATATGCTTGTTCTGCCTTCTCCCACTGCTGAGAGTCAAAATATGACTGACCAAGATAGAATTGATATCTTGTATTTGTTGGTTCTTCTACCAATGCTTGTTCTAAAACTTCAGCATCTCTTGTATATTTTTCAACTGCACTTATGCCGACATTTCGTGCTCCTAAAGTTCTTGCATTTAAAAAGTAATTACCTTCTAATTTAGCAAGAATTGGTTGTTCTTTTGAGCATGATGGATATTCGTGAAGAACTCCTTTATATTCCCATTTTGAATCAACTTTAAAAATCTGAGTCCTCCACCAAGAAAATTCAGGTCTTCCCATTCTTATCACAAATCCATCAATAGTTGTATTATCTGGAAGAGTAAAATTTCCCTCAAAAACATCATCTGCATCAATCATCCATGCATATTCTGCTTTATCATCACAGTGACGAAGTGCTAGTGATCTGTTATGACCAAAGTTCTTCCACTCATCTTGATGTAGTTCTCCAGGAATGCCTTTTTCCTTGAAGAAATTCTTGATTATATCTTGTGTTCCATCAGTGGAACCAGTGTCAGACACAACCCAATAATCAATGTGCTTATAAACAGAGTTTAAACACTCATGAATTATATGGGACTCATTCTTCACGATCATACATAGTGTAATTTTTGGTTTCATAATTTATACCCTAACATTATCAGCTTTGTAAAAATATTCATTAACCTTCAACTCTATATAGTCCAATTGCTGATCAGTAATCACAGGACTTGTTCCAAGAAAAAATGTATCAGTAGTTACTTTAGTCGATACAGGAAAATCTTTCTTTGCATCTCCAGGATATATTTTATCATATGCTGGTTGAAGTAAAATATTTCCTCCAAAATAATTCCTAGTTTGTATCTTACAATCCTCAAGATACATTGTAAAATCATTACGCCTCATATAAACACCATCACGAACTGTTAGAGGAAAAGCAAACCAAGAAGGATCAGACTTCTCAGTTGCTTTTGGCAAATGAAATACATTCTCATATTTTGAAAAAATATTATATAGTCTATTGAAATTTTTCTTTCGAATCTCAATGATCTTATCAAGTTTTTTAACTTGCACTAAACCAATTGCTGCTTGCATATCCAATGGTTTAAGATTATACCCAATCTCTTCATAGACATATTTGTGATCAAAAATTACTCCAGGAAAACTGGGCAACCAATCACTGAATCTTCGTTTACACATACCATTACGAAGACATGCTGATCCCTTACCAGAACAGTAACACCCACGACCCCATTCGCGAAGACTTTTAATCACAGTTTCTTGTTCTTCGGTTTGACATGCAACAAATCCACCCTCACCCATTGTAATATGATGGGCAGGATAGAATGAGCAAGATGCAAACTGCCCAAATGAACCTAGAAGTTTACCATCATATTTACTGCCAAGAGCATCGCAGCAGTCTTCTAACAAAATAAGATTGTATTTGTTTACAATCTCCATAAGACGATCCATATTTGGTGGATTGCCCAATACATGTGCAAAGACTAAAGCTCTAGCACCTTTTTTAGCTGCTTCTTCTACTTGATCTAAATTAAGATTTAGAGTATCAAGTTCAATGTCAACAAATATAGGAGTAAAACCATTTTGAATTATGGGATTTACTGTGGTTGGAAATCCCGCAGCAGGAGTTATAATTTTTGTTCCAGATTGAAAATTATAAAGATTCTTTGACTTTAATGCAGATATCATTAAAAGATTTGCACTAGAACCACTGTTCGTCAAAGCACCATATTGCTTTCCTAATTTTTCTTTAAACTGCCTTTCAAATCTAATTCCATTTTCTCCCAACGCCAACCAACCATCAAGAAAACATTCAATTCCAGCAATGAATTCTTCATCATCAAAATAAGACCCAGCATACTGAACATAATCCCTGCCAGGAATCCATTCTTTTTTTGAATGCGCAATTTTAAATGAAACTAATTCTTTAATTTTTTGTGTTATGCTATCGGTATGTGTTAATTGAACCATTTATATATTCCTTGATTATGTTTTGGACTCCAACCAGTAGATTGTATTTTATCAATACTCAAAGCATAACGCAAGTCTTGTCCCCATCGATTTGGAACATAAGTAATAGAAGTTTCATCCTTATCCATCCAATCCAGGACGGTACGAACAACTTCTATATTTTTTAATCTATTTCTAGCACCAATGTTAAATATATCATTCTTGAACTTGCCAGTCATAACATGATAAATTGCCTCTACGTTGTCTTTAACATAGATCCAATCCCTAACATAAGAACCATCTCCCTGTAATGGTATTTTCTTACCAGATTTCAAATAATTAATGGACTTAGGAATTAATTTTTCTTCATATTGCCTTTCTCCATAATTATTTGAACTTCTTGTTATTATATAATTTATTCCATATGTTCTATGATAACTCATCACTAGCATTTCAGCAGCTGCTTTTGTTGCAGAATATGGATTGCTGGGTTTTAATATATCAGTTTCTACAAACTCTCCATCTAAAATATCACCATAAACTTCATCTGTGCTTATCTGAACAAAGAGTGGTCGTTCATATTCTGGTTTTCCTTTTATTATTTCTAATAAATTATGGACACCCATTATGTTACTATGCACAAATGGATGGGTATCGTTTATAGAATTATCCACATGCGTTTCGGCAGCAAAATTTACTATTACATCACATAAAGGTATGTGTTCGATTGATGCAATGTCGTGATTGATGTGTGTATAATTTGGATTAGAATCAAAAGAAAGTTGTTTATTTGAACAGTACCCCATGTAGTCAATATCAACAACAATATGACCATTCTGTAAACACAATTCAACAAAGTGACTTCCAATAAATCCACGACCACCAGTAGTTACAATTTTCATTAAATCTCCAATATTTTATCAATTGATTGTTTTACTGTTATCGATGGAACATATCCATAAGACAACAATTTAGTATTATCTAAACACATATTTTCAATCTGAACGATTTTATGAAAATCTGTTGAACTAATAGAATTAATAATGCTTTTTGAATTGAATTTATTTGCAGCATAAGTAATTAATTCACCAATTGAATATGGTTCAGAATTACTAATATTTATAACTTCGTTTATGGGTGCTTTTTCCATACAGAGATGGATTGCTGTACATGCATCTTCTACATCCATATAATCACGAACATGAGAACCACCATCATATAAATTTACTTCTTCATTATTTTTTAAACAGTTAATCATATATTGGAGTGCATTTTTCTTTTTTGACACTTTTTTATCACCTAGTCCAATTATGTTTGTCAATCTAAATATTCTATACTTTATATTAAAAGTTTGACAATACGAAATTAACATCTTTTCTGCTGCATATTTTGTAATAGAATAAAACCCAGTTGGATTACACCAACTAGTTTCTTTTGCAGGATATTCATTTGTTTTTCCATAAACAAACCAAGAACTTACAAAATTAAAAATAAAATCTGGATTGTTTATTTGCTTACACCCTTCCAGCACATCTATTAGTTTAGTTAGATTTGTATCAATATCAATGTATGGATTTGTATGAACATTGTAGTTATCAACTGTGCTTATCAAGTATAAAACATTATTCGATTTTGGTATGTTTAAATCTTTTCTGATTAAAATAGAATCTGTTGAATATTTTTTAATGAAGTTATTACCAATAAAACCAGTTCCACCAAATATTGAATATTTCATAATTTATCACCAATTAATAGTATGTCCCAGATATGCGTCTTTTTTCTATTTTTGTCAAATCACAATTTCCTATAGATGGCACATAACCACACCATCTAGGTTCTATATTTTTACCTGTCAATAAATAATACCATAATTGTTCAAATGCTCTATCCGCATTGTAGTCAGACATAACAGTTTGATTCATCAACCAATTATAACAATTTAAATAAAAATATACAGGATTGTTTAATATACATTGTTTAGTCACAATAAATTGAGATGAATGAGTATGTTCAAGTTTTGATGGTATTTCTAAATTAATATCAATACAGCATTGTTTTACTTCACTCCATACGCGCGGATCAAGACAATCATCATGAAGTAAATTACGGTTATAAGGATCATTCAATGGATAATATTCTTCTCCATTATATCCAATTAAATGATCAATTATAGTTTTATTTGGTGCTTGATGCCAAGAAAATTCATGACCATGGCAAAATGCAACATGATCGGGTAAATTATTATAATTATCTATGATAAATTTAAGGTAAGCAGAAGCTTCCATTCCTCTGTTTATCATTATTTTTAATTTAGAAGGTTCAATTTTATATTGCAAAACAGATGATTCATTTTTAGAATATACAATATAATCATATTTAGTTTGATTAACAATCCAAGAAAGATCATCGTTAAAGTGAGAAACAACAATAATTAAATTCATAATAACTTTTATTACCTCGCAATAAACAAACCCTACCACAAATTAATTAAAGATTGTATTTTTAAATACAAAATCTTCTTGTATTATTTTACCATTCATATGATGAGTTTCAACTAACTCTAATGGTTTAAAATTAATTTTCTCTAAAAACATAAAAACTTTTTCTTTTGAGGGAGAATTTTTATTGTATTCTATTAGAGATGTTTCTAACTGTAGATATTTTGCTCTAGAAATAAGATTCATGCCACCTTTTATTATGTCGAGTTCAGATCCCTGAGTATCTAGTTTAATATATTCATAGGAGTCTGCAATCAGGGAATCTAATGTTTTAGTTTGTAACTCAATATACATTTCATCAATAAAAAAGTTAGTATTTTCTAAATAGTAAGAACAACCAGTAGATACTTTGTTATTTGGATCTATAAAAAATTTTATTGTTTTTATGCTGTCAGATAAACAAGCAATAGAGTAATTTAAATTTCTATTTTTTAAAAATTCTTCACAAGTTGGATTTGCTTCTATAGAATGTAGTTTAATACTTGGAATATTTTGTTTTACATGCGAAGACCATTCACCTAAATTCGCTCCAATATCTAAAACACTTTGTATTTTATTTTGTAGTAAAAAATTAATTACTTTATTCATTATTCAATCCATTAAAATAAGAAACCACAGCACCTGGATTTGGACCCATAAAATCATTATTCACCACATTTAATTTAAATGAATCTTTCCAGAAAAAACAAATTTCATTAAATCCGTGAAATTTAGATATTGTTTTAGTCCAGTCTATATATTCAATAAAATTTAATTTTGGATATGCTACAAAATCATCAGATTCTTTATTAAAAATCCATCTATGGTGTATATGTCCATAAAAATGGCCATTTATATTTCTAGATAATTCTACATTTTTTGAAGGAACTGCAATATATCCTTCATTGCCAATCTCACATATCATCTCAGACACAAACTGTGGAGAAGCAATATCCTCTAAAGTATGCGTACATATAACAAAATCATATTTACCATTTATAGCAACATCTTCTAATACTGGTTTCCATGTAGAATACAAAGAAATATTGCCATGGAAACCCTTCACGTTAGAGTTATTCCATGGATTTATATCTATATAATGCGAAAGATATTTTGCACTCCATCCATGTGCTGCTGCCCCGACATCTAAAACCCTTTTGAATTTTTTTGTCTCTAGGTATGTCGAGACTTCGTGCCTAGACATATCTGAATATTTAAAATTATAAATCATACTAAATTTTCTCCATTCTGTAAAAGTGATTTAAACAATCCACATTGCGAACCTTGTTTAACTATTGGTGGTTCCAACCAGTAAACATTGCTAGAATCAATTTCTAACCAAAATGATAATTCATGATCAAATGGAAATGCTAATCCATATGTATTTAGATTAGAAAGAATACTCTTAACT